GCGAGTATTTCTCTTGGACCGAGAGACTTGCTGATGCGATCTTTTCTATACAACATTTCTACCAATTGAGGAAACTTCGGGTGTTCGCGACCTGATTCCATCTGTTGATACCACCGTAGGGTGTCTGCATAAGGAGACCAATCCTTATTGGGAAACCGCTCATACGACATCATACCATTCAATATGCGCATAAGAGGTCTTACACCTACGTTGAGGTTATTCTTTAAGATATCCACTGAGTGTATGTTCTGCAGATAATACACTCTATCATAAGATAAGCCGCCCTTGTCATTACTGATGGTAACTCCAAGTTTTAACGCTTCTAGTATCACATCATCCATCACAAACGGGTACTTAAAGACGATAGCTCCATCATCGCCTTGTGCTACATGATCTTCAACCTGATTGTCAATCATCAAGGATATATACTCCATAATGATCAACTGTGCTAAGGTGTCAATCATATTAGTTAAACCTGATCCAGATGGTACTGAACCATGTCTCCGTCTCACCAGACCGAATGGTGTGAGTAACAGTGTATCTAGAAACGTGTTTTCCACATATTCAATGTGTTTCCAGGCGCTACGATCGAACCAACCACGGATGAGATTAAAGGACTCTTCGATGATAACTTCATTTAAACTTGCATCGTAATGTGAGAAATCAATCGACAGTTTTACCTTATCTCTTTTCCTTAGCAATGATGTGATAGCAGAATCCACAGCCTCACTCCCTACCCATGCGCAGAAAGTGGGAAACTGTGTCAGAACGTCCAGCAATGGAATCTGCACCATTTCGTCTAAAACGATAGAGGTTTTCGACATTCCCCAAACGTCTCGTTGCTTCGGTATCTCTGACAATCCTCGTGGCTGGCCTCTCCAGAATAGGTATGCTGGGTCGTCGTATTGCAAAACATAATTTGAGTTTAGGATGGCATTTGCCCTCGAATACACCTCAGGCAGGTATGAAACATCCCTTACCAACCAAGGCAAACCCAAATTAGTATTACGTGGAATAGCATCAAATGCAGCTTTCAAAGGTAACAGATGTAATAAAGGAAATTGATAACGGTTTGAGACGTTTTCCCTCGCAATTGCCAATAAATTGCGATCGACTAAGATCTTATCAGGCAAACCAATTGATTCGATCAATGCATCGGCCCTCTCTGAAAAGGGTAACATTATGCTATAGGGACCGATCTTTTGGGCCTGAGCTTCTTCAGCTTCGTCTAACCATTTAAATCCAGTGGGATAGATCCTTGCGGCTAATTCATCCATCAAGTTGATGCGACTTTCAGTTTGGCGTCTTCTGTCACATAAAGGTGTAACTAGGTCATCTGAAACACCTGTTAATCCCAATGAATTCATGACGTTGAGACTCAGTCTTTGTCGATCCGTCAG